TATCGCCGTGCGTAGAAACTAAGGAGCCACTATGGCAACATCAACATTCCTCGCAGGTGCTACTTGCAATATCACTCCTACTGGCGGAGCTGCAATTGACGTCAGCGATCAACTTTCAAAATGTGAGGTCATGGTTGGCTTTGATATTTTGGACAGCACTTCGCTGGCAGACACAGGTCATCAGGGAACAAAAGGTCTCCAGTCGGTAGCAGTCAACCTTGACCTGTTCCTGTCATACGGCGTCGGTGAAATCGAAACACTTCTTGCAGCAATCGTTGCAGCAGGTTCATGCACAATTGTTGTCTCTCCATCAGGACTTGTCGAGTCTGCAAGCAATCCGGAATACACGATCACGACGACCACACTTTCCGCAGCTCCTGTCATAATGTCAACCGTTGGAACCCTGGCGGTTGCCTCAATCGGGTTCGTCAACGGTACTTGGGTACGAGACATCGTCTAGAAAATAGAAGAGGGAAACAATGAAAATTCAGTTACAAGTCACACCAATAGACGGAGACCCGTATGAAGTCGAAACGAATCTTTTCGTTATCGTCGCATGGGAGCGCAAATTCAAGAAGCAGGCGTCAATGCTTGCCAACGGAATCGGCGCAGAGGATCTCGCGTTCTTTGCATTTGAATCCGCTCGAGCTGCGGGCATCACAACCCCGCTCGCTTTTGACGAGTTCATTAAAAAGACAAAGTCAATTGACGTCGTTGGGACGGAACAAGCAGTCCCCACCGAGCCGGCAGTTTCCGCCGGTCATTAGCAGAACTACTAGTCGAGACCGGATACTGGCTTCCCGACATCCCATTCGACACAGAGGATCTCTTCACGGCATTCGATGTGATGAACGAAAAACAGAAAGCGCAACGGTCTAGACGATGACAACAAACACATCCATTGAAGTCGTTGGTCTTAAAGAGGCAATCCGTTCGTTAAACAAGGTTGAGCCTGGACTCCGCAAAGAATTTGTCGCACAAGCAACCGCCATTGCACAACCCGCAATCCAAGAAGTCCAGAGGGGCTACACAAAAGTTCCCCTTTCGGGCATGGCTCGCCAATGGCAACAAAACGGAAAAAAGATATTTCCATTCTCTGTCGCGCGGGCTATTTCAGGAGTCAAGTTAAAAGTCGACGCTTCTCGAGAGGCGACATCTTTGATCTACATCACACAGACAAATGTCGCAGCTGCGGTCTTTGAAGCAGCAGGACGCACCAACCCAAACAGCCTCGGTGATTCACTTGGCGACATCCGTCCAGGCACAACTCGAGTCCTCGGTCCGGCAGTCTTTCGCAAGCGCAAAGAGATCGAGCGCGAAATGCTGAAGGCGTCAATGGACGCAATCAAACTCGTACAGAGAGAACTCAACTAATGGCACTCGCAATCCCCATCATCTCGACCTTTGACGGCAAGGGAGTCACATCCGCCATCAAGGAATTCAAGAATCTTGAGACCAATGGCGAGCGCGCGCATTTGGCAATCACAAAGGCAGCACTTCCCGCAGCAGCTGCACTTGCAGGACTCACCGCAGGACTCGGACTTGCAGTCAAAGCAGCAGCCGAAGACGAAGCAGCACAACAAGCCCTTGCCACTCAGATTCAACGCACCACAGGCGCAACCGACGCACAGATTGCAGCCAACGAAAACTGGATCTCTGTTCAAGGCAAATTGCTTGGAGTCACAGACGACGAACTTCGTCCGGCACTCGCTGGATTAATCCGCGCAACTGGCGACATCACCGAAGCACAAAAGGCAGCCGGTCTTGCAATGGACGTTGCAGCTGCAAAAGGCGTCTCACTTGAGACCGTAACCAAAACGCTTGAAAAGGCATACGGCGGAAATTTTACCGCGCTTGCGAAACTGTCCCCAGAACTTCGAGACATGATCAAGGCAGGAGCCTCACTTGACGAAGTGACTAAGGCAATGGCAGAAACCTTCGGTGGAGCAGCATCAGACGCAGCCAACACCGCAGCAGGCAAATTTGCCAGAATGAAAGTCGCCCTCGACGAAACAAAAGAGTCAATCGGCGCAGCTCTTCTACCCGCCATTGAAGCCATTCTTCCAGTCCTCCTCAAGTTCTCTCAATGGGCATCAGATCACCCAGGGGTCTTCCTTGCCATTGCAACCGCAGTCGCAGCAATCGCAGCAGCCATCGTGACCTACACCGCAGCAACAAAGATTGCAGTTGTTGCCAATGCTCTTCTTGCAACCTCATTTACCGCTCTTCAAGTCGCCACAGGACTTATCGTCTTCACCGCAATCATCGCCGGACTCGTTCTCCTGTACGCACGTTTCTCGTGGTTCCGCGACGGCGTCAAAACACTTGTCAACGGCATCTCTGACTATTTTGAATTCATGGCTAACAGTTGGGTCAAGGCAAGCAACATCATCATCAAGGGAATCAACCTAATCAGCCCGTTCAAAGACATCCCCTCACTTGGAGAAGTCAATTTTGGTCGTATGGGCGAAGGCGGAGGAGCTGCAAATACACCGTCAGCAGTTCCGGCATTTGTTGCGCCATTTGCAGGTCTTGTTGATTCAACTCCTTCTCCAGGCAAGGCTCCCAAAAAAGTCACCGAACCTCCTGTATCGGCAATGCCAAAAGGAACTGGAGACTTCACAATGGAGGGAGGCATTGCAGGAATTGATTTCAGCAACGTCACCTTCAACATTGACGCAGGACTTATTTCATCCCCCGCGTCAGTCGGTCAAGACATCATTGACGCCATCCTTGCAGCACAACGGAATTCGGGCGTCGTGTTCGCCCCCGCAACATGACCGTCCCAACATATCAAGTCCTTGTCGGATTCCAGACGACCACAGGATTCGGTCAGCCATTCCAACTTAACGACGCCGTCTATGGGCTACTCAACACCGGAACCCTCGGCGGACTCGCCTATGCAGACCTAACTTCAATCGTGCTATCGGTCAACATACGACGCGGACGCAACCGCCAACTAGATCAGTTCAACGCAGGAACCGCACAAGTCGTATTCAACAACAACTCCCGTATTCTTGACCCGCTCAACACCGCCTCGATCTACTACCCGTTTGTGCTGCCTCGCTCGCCCATCATTATCTACGCCAACGGCACCCCGATCTACACCGGATTTGTCGAGGATTGGGACTTGGATTATCAAAACGCCAATCAGGGTCGAATGGTCGCTCGATGTGTTGACACCTTCGGCACCCTGGCAAATCAACAACTCAACGCGTTTACCCCGTCGGCACAGACCTCAGGGTTGCGCGTAGACGCCGTCCTAGACCGTCCAGAGGTCGCCTATCAGGGCGCACGGTCTATTGGTACAGGGTCGTCAACTCTGGGGGCTTACGCGGTCTCTCAGGACACAAACGTCCTTAACTATCTTCAGCAGGTCAACACCTCCGAGCAGGGCTACATCTTTACCGCAGCCGACGGCACCCTCATTTTTAAGGGACGATCGAGCGTCCTGAACCCTGTCTCGGGCGCGTCGTTCACAACCGACGGCACAGGCATTCCATACATGAGCCTCGTCAACCAGTACGGGTCGGAACTCTTGTATAACTACATAGTCGGGCAAAGTCCCGCCGGAGCCGCGCAGACGTCGTCAGATGCAAACTCAATTGCGTTATATCAGACGCAAAACTACAACCTTCTTAACTTGCTTAACTCCACCACAACCGAAGTTGCAGGACTCACTTCGTACCTTCTCGGCAAATACAAAGACCCCGTTGTCCGTTTCACAGGGGTCTCATGCGAACTTGCAGCACTTACTTCGGCGCAATGGTCAACCATCTTCGCCATTGACCTCACGTCAATCGTGACCGTCCAGAAGGATTACTCCACCGGCACTCCGCTGACAGAATCGCAGACCCTGATTACTTCAGGAATTGAACACCGAATCGTTCCAGGGTCTCATATTGTTTCGTACACTTTTGAAAGTACGGACGGCAACCAATATTTCACCCTTAACAATGCAATCTTCGGAACGCTCTCAACTACCAACCTTTTAAGTTTCTGATAGGAGACACAACATGGCAGCATCACCTTTTCCATTCGTAGCTGGGGCTGTATTGACCGCAGCATCGCTTAATACTTTTGGCGATCTAACGGCATACACCCCCACGTTTGTGAACGTCACAGTGGGTAACGGAACACTTGACTTTGAGTATTTTACGCTCAACGAAGTTTGTTTTGTTAAAGGCACGTTTACGCTTGGCTCCACATCATCGGTTGCGGGCGGTGGCGCAACAATGAGCCTGCCCGTCACAAGCGTCGCCATAGCAGGCAATCCTTGTTATGGTGTTGCGTTAATGCAAGACACATCTGGTGACAGACATACAGGAACCATCTCAGGAAACAGCACCACCACAGTCAAATTGAACTACAACTTTGTCAGCGGAACTTCAATTGTTGAAAACAACATTTCAGCAGCGTCACCATTTACTTGGGTAGCAACAGATCGCATTCACGTTGCATTCTGGTACGAGATTGCGTAATGCGTAAAAGCCTAATTCTATTGGTGTTTTTGGGGTCGCTCACCGCTTGCGCAGACCGTGAACGCCTCAACTGCCCACCCGTCAAAAACAAAGCCCTGCGCGGAGTAACCGAAACAATCTCAACAACAATCGCACCGCGTTACGGCACCGGAGGGAAATGCACATGAAACCACAAAACAGAATGAGCAACGAAGAAATCAAAGCACGACTCATCTTTGTCGTCGCAATCGGACTGACAGTTGCATTCCTCTCTTCAATCTTGGCTCTCTTGTATGGCTTGCTATTCGTGACACAGCCTCTTGAAGTCAGCCCCAATGACAATTCAGCCTGGGCAGTACTCTCACCAATGCTTGCAACTTTGACCGGCGGTCTTCTCGGCGTCC